AAATGAGCGCCAAAAGAACTAGACATGTTCATACATCCTAAAAACTTCTTACCAGGAACCCCATTTACAACTTCAAATTCATTCAGAATTCTAATTTCTTCTTTCCAAAATGTCTCGTTATTTTTATACGGTTCCATAATTCTCGTTCTATAATCAATATTAGCTTTATACAACAAATCTATCCTTTTTAGCGTACGTTTACTAGCATAAGCTCTAACCAGATTTCTAGTGCCATGTCGTTTATCATCTCCATGCCTAAAAGGAGCAGGTCCCCAATTTGTTTCTAACTTAAACCTATTCTTAACTGCTTCAGCAATAGGTGTATATACGACTCTTGCTTTAGGAGATATTCTGCTGGGCACACTTCCAACTAATTCTACAGTATCTACTCTATCTACTGTATCAAGAAAAGCTGATTTTTTATAGAAATCATAATTATGTATAGTTTTGCCAAATCTATCAAGATTGTCCAAGCCTAATTGTATAACTATTCCTAGCGGTTCAAAGTGTTTCATTGCTTCTTCTGCTTCTTCCCGATTAAAAATAGTTGCTACTCCAATCTTATGTTCTATGTTACCCCCAACATGCATTCCTAATAATTGTGAACCTTTATGCGTTTGGTCCAACAGTACTGCTCCACAAAGACCGTCGAAACAGTCTGTCTTGTAAACATATGCAGCATATTCAGGTATATTTCCTTCATCATTAGTTATAGAAGCTTTATGGTGAATATGAGTAGCATCATATTTCGATAATTTTCCCAATTTATTCTTGTAATAAAGTTGTCCTGTCATCTTATCTTCACTAACTCCCGAAGGAAGGTAATCGAGTAAATTTTTAGTACGCATATGATCCATATACTTTTCAGTATATATAATACATAAATCGCCTTTACATTTGTAGATATTACGCTCATGTAATGTAAATTCTACAAACGCATTCCCAGGTAAATCTGTACTGGGTATTTCTACTTTAGTAAGACGCATTATTTTCCCAATGGCTTTTTCAGCAAAATGATAAGGACAATACAGATATTTGTTAGCAAATGAAAATACATTATCAATCTCGTTTGTATCTAAAATCTTACAATAAAAAAGATTTTTTGCAGTCAAATTTTCTAGTTCAGAACATTTAATACTAGCTTTAGTAGTAATAGGAGAAACCATAATTTCTTTACGTGCAGCATAATACTTAACTTTTTCCTGAGCATCCAATTTAGGTATATCTTCTACTTTTACTTCATATCCCATCTGAGTTTCAATGTATAATGATTTGAAACTATTACAAAGTGAAGGTATAAATGACGTAATAATTAAAGAAGCCACATAAG